TACGTAGCCCTCAGTCGCGCCGCTGACGTTGTTGGCGTACCTGCACACATCATTACCGACGCCATAAGCAACGGTTCCCTGACAGTTCAGGAGATCAGCGGGTGCCGGTGCGTGGCTGTAACGGATCTGTTCCGGTTCCATGGTGGACTGCTTAAAAACCCAAAAATGCGCCTTGTCATTGAAGCCATGGAACGGAAGGCTGAAGAGCGGGGGGGCGTGAAATGAGCTTCTTAATGTTTCGCCCTGAAATTCCAGACTACGAGAAATTGCGCCGCCGCCAAAGAAATGGCGGAGCCTATGCACTAGAACAACTCATAACAGAAAAGCTGACCAACGGCCCGAAAACACGCACCGCGCTTTTGGCGCTTGGCAAGGCGCAAGAGTTCACACCCGCTGACGTTCGGCATGGTATTGATCGCCTGTGCAAGCAGGGCATAGCCAAACACGATAAGAACAAAAGCGGCGCTATTATCGTGCGGCTGACCAAAGACGGGGAGGCTTGATTATGGATGATCTACAAAGAACGTCCCCCGCCGGGCAGCAAGGGGACACATTCCAAAGCGGGCAATCTCAGTATAGCATTATTGATCAGAAATCAGCCAATAAGCTGCTAAACAATTACCCTTGTTGTTTCCTTGCGCCTAAAAAGAAATACCCCGCTGGCGCTGATGCTATGGACTGGACAAACAACCCGCGCCGCGCTGCTGAATGGCGGGCTGGTACTGGTATCGGCATTATTTGCGGAATGCCCGCGCCCGATGAATGGAGTATTCAGGGGCTTGACGTTGATACGCCACATCCGGCGCTGGCCGCTGACCTGCTGGATTTCATCCGGCCACTGCTGGCAAAGCGTACCGGCGAAAAGCTGATAAGAGTAGGTAACGCGCCTAAATTTCTGATTCCGTACAAAACGAGAGCGCCACAAAGTAAACAGCTATCGCCTGAAGTCTACCCGATTGCGGAAGATGGCAAAGTTGACACCCGCCGCGAGGTGAAAAATCAGATTGAGATTCTGGGCAAAGGGCAACAATTCGTTGCCTACCAGATCCACCCAGACACCGGCCAGCCGTATCAATGGAATGATATTAACGGTGACAACAGCAAAACATTGTCGGAAGTATGCCCCTCCGATCTGGTGGAGCTTACCGCAGACGACATAGATGCTATTTTGCGGGCCTTTGATGAGATTGCACAGCGTCATTGTTTGGTGCCTAAGCCCAAAGCCAAGCCCGAGACGGGAACAGCGCCACACCGGGGGGAGGATGGCCATAAGGTGCCGGACTTGCTCAAGTGGATTCCGAACAATGATGAGGGGTACCACCACTGGTTTAACATCGTATCGGCTGTAAAGCATGAATTAGGCGATGCCGGCCATGCTGACGCATACCACTGGAGCGCCCAGGCACCGAAGCACAAAGACGCCAAGTTTCAAAAAACATGGGACTCAATACAGCGCAGCGAAGGGCGAACCATTGGAACGCTTATTCATTTTGCACGTGAAAACGGCATGAAAGGAGGCCCGCCAGAACAGTCACGATTCACCGCCGACCAACTGGCAAGGCTTACCGCAAGCGCCGACAGCGAACGCGAGAGCAGCCTTTGGCCGGAGCCTGCCGACCTATTCGCTGAACACGTTGTACCTTCTTTTCCAATGGAGATATTACCGGAGCAATTCAGGACACTTGCAGCCGAGAAGTCGGAACAATCCGGTTTTGATGCCGGCGCTTATGGTTTTTGCCTTTTTATGACGGCGGCCAATACTGTAGACCATCGGGCAAGGCTGGATCTGGGGCCATTCAAGGTGCCGGCCTATCAATGGGGCGGCCTAGTTGGTGACTCAGGTACTGCGAAAAGCCCGATATTGAACGACTCCAAACAAGGGGCCGAACATATCGACAAAGCATTACTTGACGAGTCAAACGCAGCCCTGTCTAAGTGGATTAAAGCCTGCCAGAACGCCAAGGGCGACAAGCAAGACCCACCACCAAAGCCGCCATGGAAACAGCGCCATGCCCTGGACACCACCACCGAGGCGCTGGGCTTGTTACTGCAAGACAACCCCGAAGGCGTGAATATGTACCACCACGAAATAACCGAGTTCATTGGCAGGATGGATGCATACAGCGGAAAAGATGGCGGGAAAGACCGTGGCGTTTATCTGCGATCTTATGATGGCGGTTACGTGACTATAAACCGCGCCGGCAAGCCTCAGCCGATTGTTATCGACAATTTCAGCGTGGGCATTTTGGCAGGCATCCAGCCTGAAAAACTGGCCTATTTGTTCAAGCAAAAGGGCGGGGGATCTGACGGACTCTATCAACGGTTTTTGATGTACTGCCTGCAACCGGCCGGCGATGTGAATTACATGGCGAAGGAATCACCATTCACTCAGATGAACAACAACCTATTAATTGAGCGCATCCATAACTGGACAGGGAAAGAGCAGGTCTCTGCAAGGCTTTCTACTCCGGCCAAGCTGATGATGCAGGACTACCACAACAACATACGGAAGCTGGCAACCAGAACGGCAGCCCAAAGGTTCGCAGAACACCTAAACAAGTTCCCTGGCATGTTGGGACGAGCCGCCTTTGCTTTGCATTGCATTCACGCCGCAGCCGACGAGCGACAGCCAGGGGGTGACGTAAGCAAAGAGACAATGACGATGGCCATTAAGTTCATGCGTGTCATGTACCGGCATTCTGAGTCAGTCTACCGCATACTTGATGAGCAGGCGGGAGATGTTCAAGGGCTGGTTGTTGCGGCTGCTGAAGCGATCCTGAGCAAGTCGTGGAAGACATTTAAGCGTGGTGACCTGACAAGGAACGCCACCTACTGGCAAGGAAGCGACAACCGGCAAACAGAAAACGCCATTGATTACCTGGTCGAACTGGGATGGATTGCGGATATAACACCACCACCTATAGCGGGCAAACGGGGCCGGCGCTCCGATGGTGTTTATGCTTCCAACCCGAAAGTATTTGAGCAGTTCAAGGCGCACAGTGAGCGCATTAAATCCCAAAGAGCAGAACGGTATCGTGCGATTCAGGAGGCCGCCTCTTAATTAGTTGTAAAAGTTGTATACGCGTACGAAGTGAAGAATATATATAGGGTGTTCTTATACTTTTCATATCGTACGCGCATACAACTAATTCAACTTATTCAGGCTGGCGGATAACACCGCCAAAGCACTGACCCCGCAGACCGGCTAAGAATTAGTAGCGCACACTTTTAGCAGTCCTCACTCAGTAGACGAAACCCCGAAAGCATAGCCCAGGCACCCAGGCACCCCGGCACGTTGTGTTATTTCGAGAACGCCGGTAATCGACTGGTAACTAGAGTTGATATGTTATAACATAACACTATTGAACTGATCCTAACCCTACCCAAGCGTGGCACCCATGAACGAATCATTGAACGTAGGCAGAACCGGAAAGCGAAACCTGCTACCCAGTAAACAAACACAGCGCGATTACTTGCGCGAACTGCGGGCCGCTGCTGATGCCGGTGATGTTCTGGCCATGGGCCTGCTGGTGGGCCTGGCTAAGCTGGAAGAACACAACGCCGAAGCCAAAGAGCAAGACGACCGCAACCAGCGGGCTGAAGTAGACGAACAAATGAGGCTTGCCACCATCGTTGCCGCCCATGTTCCCGAACACCTATGGCCGTACCTGTCTAAAGAGCTTCGATCCGATGCAGATGCCGTGACCGAGAAAATCCGCGAACTGGCCAAACAGGAAGCCGAAGGATGAAGTTTTCCCAAGAGCTACACCTAAAGCGGGCAACCAATGCCGCCGGGGAGTTCACCGCCCTGGCCTGGGCGTTTGGTGAGCCTGACCGTACTGGCGATGTGATCTTACCCGGCGCGTTTGTAGAGTCGCTGGCAGCTTACGAGAAGAACGGCAACCTTCCGCCCCTGCTGTGGCAACACGACCATAACGAGCCGGTTGGCTCCTGGCTGGAACTGAAAGAAACCGCCGAAGGACTGACCGGAACCGGCAAAGTAGAATTGGCCATAACCAAAGGCGCTGACGCTTACGCGCTGCTGAAGTCCGGCGGGCTTTCCCTGAGCATTGGGTTTACCTCGCAGCCTGGCGACAGCTACGAACAGGACGGAGTGCGGCATTTTACAAAAGTGGATCTGCTGGAGATCAGCTTGGTATCCGTACCGGCTAATCCCCGCGCCTTAATCAGCGAGGTTAAGAGCTTCGCTGACTGCACCAACGCCCGAGAATTTGAAACCCTGGTGCGTGACGCCCTGGGGCTTTCCCGACGCCAAGCGAAGCGGCTCACTTCGGTTGGTTTTCCCGTTCTGACGCATTGTGACGATGTGCAAGCGGATGAAGAAAACGAGCAGGCCATAATCGCCGCACTGAAAGCGGCAACCAACATCATCCGCACAGGTAAATAATCATGTCCGAACAAATCTTGAAAGCAGTAGAAGAACACGCCGCCAGTACCTCCGGCGAATTGAAAGCCATGAAAGAGAACATCACTAAGCTGGACCATCAAATTCTGGACCTTGCCCAAAAGGGCTCAACCCCTCTTGGCTATAGCACCACCACCACCAAGACCGCATCCGCTCAAGTGGTAGAAGACCCAGCCATGCAGGCGATGATCGAACGCAAGAGCCGCAGCGCATCCGTTCCGATGAATATCAGCATCAAATCGCTTGTGGGTGACGTTGGCAACACGACCGGGAATAGCGTTTATCCGCTTCAACCGCAGCGCGGTAACGTGGTAGGCAATGATGTACGCCGCCGCCTATCGCTGATGGACGTACTACCGGCACTCGCTGCAACGTCTGGTAGCTATGAGTTCGTGAGCCTTGACGGATTCACCAACGCCGCAGCCGTTCAAGCGAAGCAAGGCGACACCAAAGCCACACAGGCCATGGCGTTTGAACTGAAAACCGCCACCATTGCCACTATCGCCGCATTGCTGCCAATGTCTGAACAGGTGCTTGCTGACGCTCCTGGCCTGGGTATGTTTATTCAGGACAAGATGGGCCACGCCGCCCTCGACAAGCTGGAAGCCGAGCTAATCGGTGGCGTTGGTGGCATTGGAGCAATCAGCGGCCTGAAAACCGAAGCAACCGCGTTTACGGCTACCGCTACCAACGTGCCTGACGCAATCGGTGAAGCTATCGCAGAGCTGGATGGGAAAGGCTACAGCGCTGGTGTAGTCGTAATGAGTCCCGCTGACTGGCAAACCATCCGCGCCGAACGTGCGACCGATGGCCAGTACGTTGCTGGTGGCTGGGCTGATGGGGCCGCGCCTTCAATCTGGGGAGTTCCGGTTATCACCAGTTCTAGCCTGGCTGCTGGTGAGGTGCTGGTGTTCGACCCGGCGCAAGTGGCGCTGCTGGATCGGCAAAGCCCGCGCTTTGAATTTGGCTATGTTGATGCTGGATTTGCAGAGAATATCATCAACGCCCGCATGGAATTGCGCGCAGGCCTAGCAGTGTTCAGCCCGAGCGCTGTGCTGTCCGTGACCGTCGGCATCTAAAGCAAAGCAGTCTCTCCTGGTGGAGAGCCTTCCGGGCAATCACCCTGACCTGTTACCCGGCGACAGGTACGGGCCGGAAGGCAAACGCCGGGGTTTTAACCTTTCTGGAGCAGTACCCCATGCGCCCCATCTACTACAAGCAAGACAGCGAAGCCTGGCTAATGAAGGCCCAGCCAGTCCCTACAGCCTATTGCGCGGTGATTCATGCCCACGGCAAACAGGTGGCCCGCATACATGGCCGGGAAGTTGACGACCTGGAAGCCCGCGCCAATCGCTTTATAACCCGCTGTGGCCACACTGGCGCAACGTATGAAGTCCGCGCTGTATAGGGGGAGGGGGAAGGTTAAACGTCCAAACCAGCGCCCCTAAAAACCGTTGGGATAGTCTTATTTTATTGCTAACTCACTTGATAACGTTTTCCCTATCGACAGGCGGAAAGTAATAGGCAGGGGGTATATCAGGAATCCACGAGTTTCAGGATCCGGAAACCACAACCTCAGCCACGCTCGGATTTTTTCCCGCCCACACAAACCTGTTAACACTTAACAAGCGGCTGTTAACTCTCGCCAGGCATGGAGCAAGCCGAGAACAACATCCGCAAGGACTTTACACCCAGTGAACGGGTGGAGATTGCGCGGCGGATTGAGGCGGCGTTGGCTGGGCGTAACGGGGTTCGGCGTGACCTAGGCAAACATTTGCCTACCTCGACAGAAGGGAAGTCCACCGACATAGCGGCCAAGTCCGTAGGCTGGTCAGGTGAAACCTATCGCCAGGCCAAGAAGGTAATCGACTCAGGAGATGAGGCGCTAAAGGAATCGGTTGATAGCACCCCGGTCCTGCAATCGCACGCCGGCGCACCAGTAACAGCACCAGGCCCGCCTTTACCGGCGGGTTTTTCTTGGCACGTTTTTTGATTTGGCACTATATGTGCATGACAAGCAAGACTCGTACCATTTCAAAAATCATGCCAGGTTTTATCTGCGGCAACAGGCACGACTTCTTTTGTGGCGCTGTTTTTTGCGTGTCTTCAACGTGACCGGGTGCCAGTACCCTCCTGGCTGTACCACCACTAGGCAGGTGTCGCGACCGCTTGGCAAATCCATGCGAGCGGCTTAAAAAATGGTGCCCGGAGCCGGAATCGAACCGGCACGACCCGAAAGTCTCAAGATTTTAAGTCTTGTGTGTCTACCAATTCCACCATCCGGGCATTTATTTCTACACGATGCACCAGCGATGCACCGACCCCGAAAACCACACGTAAGAATCTGATAAACATAGACTTTTAATCAACCAAAAATTGATTTTAAGTCCTTTTGTTTGAGTTTGAAGTATTCCTGTTGACCATTAATAGCTTTGAAGTTTCAACCTGTTAGGCCATAATAGTCCCTCGTGTGTATGAGTAACTTTGAATTAAAGTGATGCACCAGTGATGCACCAGCGAGATACGGGGACGCCATGACCGATACCAAAAAGCCAGCCAAGCAAACGCTAAACAAGACCAATCTAAACCGGATGGAGGCGACAGACGGAAAGCGCCTTATTGTTTGGGACACCGCAATTCAGGGTTATGGCGTTCGCGTTATGCCGAACGGCAGCAAAACCCTGTTCTTTCAAGCTCGCTTCAAAGGTGAAGTTATCCGTGTCACCATTGGCCGGTTTTCAGGCGAAGCCGCCAGCGCCGAAGCAGGCCGCAAGCGGGCCAAAGGGATCAACGCAGAACTGGCTAATGGTATAGACCCCCGCCCCGAAAAAAAGGCCGCAGAGGCCGCCACGTTTGGCGACATGATGACCGGCTATGTGGATCTGCTGGAATCCAAAGGCAAGAAATCCGCGCGCAACGTGTCTAATCAGATCACCGCAGACATTGAAAAAAAGCAGCGGAAGATCTGGAGCAAGCGGGCTGCTGATGTAGACCTAGACGATTGCATAAAGATCGTTGCCGCTGTTAAGGATGCGGGCAAGCTACGCCAAGCCGACAAGATCCGCTCTTATATTCGTTCAGCCTTTACCGAAGCAATCAAGGCGCGTGGCAATGTGAACGCCCCGGCGAAGTTGCGGAATATGAACATCAAGATGAATCCCGCCCGCGATATGGTAAAGGTGGAAGGATCGAGCCAGGCTAGAACGCGCGCCCTTTCCGTTTCGGAATTTCAGGCGTATTGGGCAAGAGTAAAGGCCCAACCGGAACCCGCCCGCTCACTTGGTATGCTGCACGTCCTAACCGGCGGCCAGCGCATTGTTCAGCTATCCCGCGCCACCCTGCACGACATAGACCGCGACACCCAAACCTTGACCCTGCTGGACTACAAAGGCCGCAGAACCGAACCCCGCCGCCATTCAATCCCATTGCTACCTGACGCGCTGCAATGTATCGAAAACGTAACCGGCGCAGGTGAATTTGTGTTTAGTTGTGATGGCGGGCTGAAGCCTGCCCACGAGCTTTATCTAAACGATCTGGTAAAGCGCATTCAAAAGGATATGGAAACCGCCAAAGAGCTTGAAGGTGGAGCGTTCACCGCTGGCACTATCCGGGCAACCATTGAAACCCGGCTGGCGGCCAAACCTTATCGCGTGAGTTCGGACGTTCTGGCGCAATTACTTAGCCATGGCCTGGGGGGAGTTCAGGCTAGGCATTATCAGCACCACGGCTTTCACGAGGAAAAGTTAGAAGCACTCGAAATGCTGCAACGTATGGTAGAGGGCCAGCCAGAGCCAACGGCGCAGATTATCCCGTTTAACAGGGAGGCGCGGGCGTGAAAATATCAGTTACCGTTTCGGAGCTTTTCAAGCAATCCCATAGTGGCGGCCTTGATCTTGATGAATGGCTGACCTTGGACGAAGCAGGCCAGCTAAAGCAGCGCCTAAGCTACATCGCCGACCGCGCAGGAGCATTAGGCCAGACGATTTACACCGCTGATTTCAAGATGCCCGCAAACGTCATTAGAGATGCCCGATTTCTAAACCAAATGGCCAGTGGCGCGCTGGTGGGGTTGGATAATGGCGATATGTTTACTGCTGCCCGCTTGGCGTTGGATACAGGGCTGCAACTGGAGCGAATCAATAAACTGTTATTTGTTTTTGACCGCCTGCAAATAGTCATAACCCAACGCAAAGGGAGTCAAAAAGGAGGCCAGGCAAAGAAGCGTAGCGAGTGGGCAACGGATCTAGCACAGCATTTAGCCGGGCTAGGAGTGAGCTTTCCGAAAGCATGGGCGTGGATTCCAGAGGATGAAAATTTGCCTTTTGCGCTCAATGAGGACGTGGCCGTTTATCGAAGCGAAGAAGGCCAACGAGTAGTTGCTATTGACGAAGTGACCGGCGGTGAAATTGGATCGCAGTCGCGCTCAAACTTTTTAAAGCGTTATTTCAGCCCCGCCAAGTAAAACGGGACACTAAGTAACTTTGTGTCTGTAACCCTTTGTTTTCATGGCCTTGTTCAAACTCGAATGAGGCTAAATCATGCAAAGCATCGTCCAAAACCAAGTAAACGCCCTACCCTCTGAATCCCTCGTAACCATGCCCCGGCTATGGGATCAAAAAACCCTAGCCGCCTACCTTGGCAAGTCTACCGCATGGTGCGAACGCGCCCGCTGGGCCGGTGATGGTCCCCGATTCCTGAAGCTGGGCCGCCACGTTCGTTACCGCGCCGATGATGTTCTGGCGTGGATCGAAGCAAACGCCCGCACCTGTTCAGGGGAGGCGACAGCATGAGCTTCTCAATATTTCGCCCTGAAATTCCAGACTACGAGAAATTGCGCCGCCGCCAAAAAAACGGCGCTATATATGCGCTAGACCAACTCATAACAGAGAAGTTGACCCGAGGCCCAAAAACACGCGCCTCGCTTGTGGCGCTGGGCAAGGCGCAAGAGTTCACACCCGCTGACGTTCGACATGGTATTGATCGCCTGTGTAAGCAGGGCGTAGCGAAACACGATAAGAACAAAAGCGGCGCTATTATCGTGCGGCTGACCAAAGACGGGGAGGCGTGATTATGGAAGATCTAAAGAATCGCCCCGCCCCGGCGGCAACCGGGAACGAGGGAACAGAGCAAAGCGGACAAGCTCAGTATAGCATTATTGATCAGAAATCAGCCAATAAGCTGCTGACCAATTACCCGTGTTGTTTTCTTGCGCCTAAAAAGAAATACCCCGCTGGCGCTGATGCTATGGACTGGACAAACAACCCGCGCCGCGCCGATGAATGGCGGGCTGGTACTGGTATCGGCATTATTTGCGGAATGCCCGCGCCCGATGAATGGAGCACTCAGGGGCTTGATGTTGATACGCCACATCCGGCGCTGGCTGCTGACCTGCTGGATTTCATCCGGCCACTGCTGGCAAAGCGTACCGGCGAAAAGCTGATAAGAGTGGGTAACGCGCCTAAATTTCTGATTCCGTACAAAACGAGAGCGCCACAAAGTAAACAGCTATCGCCTGAAGTCTACCCGATTGCGGAAGATGGCAAAGTTGACACCCGCCGCGAGGTGAAAAATCAGATTGAGATTCTGGGCAAAGGGCAACAATTCGTTGCCTACCAGATCCACCCAGACACCGGCCAGCCGTATCAATGGAATGATATTAACGGTGACAACAGCAAAACATTGTCGGAAGTATGCCCCTCCGATCTGGTGGAGCTTACCGCAGACGACATAGATGCTATTTTGCGGGCCTTTGATGAGATTGCACAGCGTCATTGTTTGGTGCCTAAGCCCAAAGCCAAGCCCGAGACGGGAACAGCGCCACACCGGGGGGAGGATGGCCATAAGGTGCCGGACTTGCTCAAGTGGATTCCGAACAATGATGAGGGGTACCACCACTGGTTTAACATCGTATCGGCTGTAAAGCATGAATTAGGCGATGCCGGCCATGCTGACGCATACCACTGGAGCGCCCAGGCACCGAAGCACAAAGACGCCAAGTTTCAAAAAACATGGGACTCAATACAGCGCAGCGAAGGGCGAACCATTGGAACGCTTATTCATTTTGCACGTGAAAACGGCATGAAAGGAGGCCCGCCAGAACAGTCACGATTCACCGCCGACCAACTGGCAAGGCTTACCGCAAGCGCCGACAGCGAACGCGAGAGCAGCCTTTGGCCGGAGCCTGCCGACCTATTCGCTGAACACGTTGTACCTTCTTTTCCAATGGAGATATTACCGGAGCAATTCAGGACACTTGCAGCCGAGAAGTCGGAACAATCCGGTTTTGATGCCGGCGCTTATGGTTTTTGCCTTTTTATGACGGCGGCCAATACTGTAGACCATCGGGCAAGGCTGGATCTGGGGCCATTCAAGGTGCCGGCCTATCAATGGGGCGGCCTAGTTGGTGACTCAGGTACTGCGAAAAGCCCGATATTGAACGACTCCAAACAAGGGGCCGAACATATCGACAAAGCATTACTTGACGAGTCAAACGCAGCCCTGTCTAAGTGGATTAAAGCCTGCCAGAACGCCAAGGGCGACAAGCAAGACCCACCACCAAAGCCGCCATGGAAACAGCGCCATGCCCTGGACACCACCACCGAGGCGCTGGGCTTGTTACTGCAAGACAACCCCGAAGGCGTGAATATGTACCACCACGAAATAACCGAGTTCATTGGCAGGATGGATGCATACAGCGGAAAAGATGGCGGGAAAGACCGTGGCGTTTATCTGCGATCTTATGATGGCGGTTACGTGACTATAAACCGCGCCGGCAAGCCTCAGCCGATTGTTATCGACAATTTCAGCGTGGGCATTTTGGCAGGCATCCAGCCTGAAAAACTGGCCTATTTGTTCAAGCAAAAGGGCGGGGGATCTGACGGACTCTATCAACGGTTTTTGATGTACTGCCTGCAACCGGCCGGCGATGTGAATTACATGGCGAAGGAATCACCATTCACTCAGATGAACAACAACCTATTAATTGAGCGCATCCATAACTGGACAGGGAAAGAGCAGGTCTCTGCAAGGCTTTCTACTCCGGCCAAGCTGATGATGCAGGACTACCACAACAACATACGGAAGCTGGCAACCAGAACGGCAGCCCAAAGGTTCGCAGAACACCTAAACAAGTTCCCTGGCATGTTGGGACGAGCCGCCTTTGCTTTGCATTGCATTCACGCCGCAGCCGACGAGCGACAGCCAGGGGGTGACGTAAGCAAAGAGACAATGACGATGGCCATTAAGTTCATGCGTGTCATGTACCGGCATTCTGAGTCAGTCTACCGCATACTTGATGAGCAGGCGGGAGATGTTCAAGGGCTGGTTGTTGCGGCTGCTGAAGCGATCCTGAGCAAGTCGTGGAAGACATTTAAGCGTGGTGACCTGACAAGGAACGCCACCTACTGGCAAGGAAGCGACAACCGGCAAACAGAAAACGCCATTGATTACCTGGTCGAACTGGGATGGATTGCGGATATAACACCACCACCTATAGCGGGCAAACGGGGCCGGCGCTCCGATGGTGTTTATGCTTCCAACCCGAAAGTATTTGAGCAGTTCAAGGCGCACAGTGAGCGCATTAAATCCCAAAGAGCAGAACGGTATCGTGCGATTCAGGAGGCCGCCTCTTAATTAGTTGTAAAAGTTGTATACGCGTACGAAGTGAAGAATATATATAGGGTGTTCTTATACTTTTCATATCGTACGCGCATACAACTAATTCAACTTATTCAGGCTGGCGGATAACACCGCCAAAGCACTGACCCCGCAGACCGGCTAAGAATTAGTAGCGCACACTTTTAGCAGTCCTCACTCAGTAGACGAAACCCCGAAAGCATAGCCCAGGCACCCAGGCACCCCGGCACGTTGTGTTATTTCGAGAACGCCGGTAATCGACTGGTAACTAGAGTTGATATGTTATAACATAACACTATTGAACTGATCCTAACCCTACCCAAGCGTGGCACCCATGAACGAATCATTGAACGTAGGCAGAACCGGAAAGCGAAACCTGCTACCCAGTAAACAAACACAGCGCGATTACTTGCGCGAACTGCGGGCCGCTGCTGATGCCGGTGATGTTCTGGCCATGGGCCTGCTGGTGGGCCTGGCTAAGCTGGAAGAACACAACGCCGAAGCCAAAGAGCAAGACGACCGCAACCAGCGGGCTGAAGTAGACGAACAAATGAGGCTTGCCACCATCGTTGCCGCCCATGTTCCCGAACACCTATGGCCGTACCTGTCTAAAGAGCTTCGATCCGATGCAGATGCCGTGACCGAGAAAATCCGCGAACTGGCCAAACAGGAAGCCGAAGGATGAAGTTTTCCCAAGAGCTACACCTAAAGCGGGCAACCAATGCCGCCGGGGAGTTCACCGCCCTGGCCTGGGCGTTTGGTGAGCCTGACCGTACTGGCGATGTGATCTTACCCGGCGCGTTTGTAGAGTCGCTGGCAGCTTACGAGAAGAACGGCAACCTTCCGCCCCTGCTGTGGCAACACGACCATAACGAGCCGGTTGGCTCCTGGCTGGAACTGAAAGAAACCGCCGAAGGACTGACCGGAACCGGCAAAGTAGAATTGGCCATAACCAAAGGCGCTGACGCTTACGCGCTGCTGAAGTCCGGCGGGCTTTCCCTGAGCATTGGGTTTACCTCGCAGCCTGGCGACAGCTACGAACAGGACGGAGTGCGGCATTTTACAAAAGTGGATCTGCTGGAGATCAGCTTGGTATCCGTACCGGCTAATCCCCGCGCCTTAATCAGCGAGGTTAAGAGCTTCGCTGACTGCACCAACGCCCGAGAATTTGAAACCCTGGTGCGTGACGCCCTGGGGCTTTCCCGACGCCAAGCGAAGCGGCTCACTTCGGTTGGTTTTCCCGTTCTGACGCATTGTGACGATGTGCAAGCGGATGAAGAAAACGAGCAGGCCATAATCGCCGCACTGAAAGCGGCAACCAACATCATCCGCACAGGTAAATAATCATGTCCGAACAAATCTTGAAAGCAGTAGAAGAACACGCCGCCAGTACCTCCGGCGAATTGAAAGCCATGAAAGAGAACATCACTAAGCTGGACCATCAAATTCTGGACCTTGCCCAAAAGGGCTCAACCCCTCTTGGCTATAGCACCACCACCACCAAGACCGCATCCGCTCAAGTGGTAGAAGACCCAGCCATGCAGGCGATGATCGAACGCAAGAGCCGCAGCGCATCCGTTCCGATGAATATCAGCATCAAATCGCTTGTGGGTGACGTTGGCAACACGACCGGGAATAGCGTTTATCCGCTTCAACCGCAGCGCGGTAACGTGGTAGGCAATGATGTACGCCGCCGCCTATCGCTGATGGACGTACTACCGGCACTCGCTGCAACGTCTGGTAGCTATGAGTTCGTGAGCCTTGACGGATTCACCAACGCCGCAGCCGTTCAAGCGAAGCAAGGCGACACCAAAGCCACACAGGCCATGGCGTTTGAACTGAAAACCGCCACCATTGCCACTATCGCCGCATTGCTGCCAATGTCTGAACAGGTGCTTGCTGACGCTCCTGGCCTGGGTATGTTTATTCAGGACAAGATGGGCCACGCCGCCCTCGACAAGCTGGAAGCCGAGCTAATCGGTGGCGTTGGTGGCATTGGAGCAATCAGCGGCCTGAAAACCGAAGCAACCGCGTTTACGGCTACCGCTACCAACGTGCCTGACGCAATCGGTGAAGCTATCGCAGAGCTGGATGGGAAAGGCTACAGCGCTGGTGTAGTCGTAATGAGTCCCGCTGACTGGCAAACCATCCGCGCCGAACGTGCGACCGATGGCCAGTACGTTGCTGGTGGCTGGGCTGATGGGGCCGCGCCTTCAATCTGGGGAGTTCCGGTTATCACCAGTTCTAGCCTGGCTGCTGGTGAGGTGCTGGTGTTCGACCCGGCGCAAGTGGCGCTGCTGGATCGGCAAAGCCCGCGCTTTGAATTTGGCTATGTTGATGCTGGATTTGCAGAGAATATCATCAACGCCCGCATGGAATTGCGCGCAGGCCTAGCAGTGTTCAGCCCGAGCGCTGTGCTGTCCGTGACCGTCGGCATCTAAAGCAAAGCAGTCTCTCCTGGTGGAGAGCCTTCCGGGCAATCACCCTGACCTGTTACCCGGCGACAGGTACGGGCCGGAAGGCAAACGCCGGGGTTTTAACCTTTCTGGAGCAGTACCCCATGCGCCCCATCTACTACAAGCAAGACAGCGAAGCCTGGCTAATGAAGGCCCAGCCAGTCCCTACAGCCTATTGCGCGGTGATTCATGCCCACGGCAAACAGGTGGCCCGCATACATGGCCGGGAAGTTGACGACCTGGAAGCCCGCGCCAATCGCTTTATAACCCGCTGTGGCCACACTGGCGCAACGTATGAAGTCCGCGCTGTATAGGGGGAGGGGGAAGGTTAAACGTCCAAACCAGCGCCCCTAAAAACCGTTGGGATAGTCTTATTTTATTGCTAACTCACTTGATAACGTTTTCCCTATCGACAGGCGGAAAGTAATAGGCAGGGGGTATATCAGGAATCCACGAGTTTCAGGATCCGGAAACCACAACCTCAGCCACGCTCGGATTTTTTCCCGCCCACACAAACCTGTTAACACTTAACAAGCGGCTGTTAACTCTCGCCAGGCATGGAGCAAGCCGAGAACAACATCCGCAAGGACTTTACACCCAGTGAACGGGTGGAGATTGCGCGGCGGATTGAGGCGGCGTTGGCTGGGCGTAACGGGGTTCGGCGTGACCTAGGCAAACATTTGCCTACCTCGACAGAAGGGAAGTCCACCGACATAGCGGCCAAGTCCGTAGGCTGGTCAGGTGAAACCTATCGCCAGGCCAAGAAGGTAATCGACTCAGGAGATGAGGCGCTAAAGGAATCGGTTGATAGCACCCCGGTCCTGCAATCGCACGCCGGCGCACCAGTAACAGCACCAGGCCCGCCTTTACCGGCGGGTTTTTCTTGGCACGTTTTTTGATTTGGCACTATATGTGCATGACAAGCAAGACTCGTACCATTTCAAAAATCATGCCAGGTTTTATCTGCGGCAACAGGCACGACTTCTTTTGTGGCGCTGTTTTTTGCGTGTCTTCAACGTGACCGGGTGCCAGTACCCTCCTGGCTGTACCACCACTAGGCAGGTGTCGCGACCGCTTGGCAAATCCATGCGAGCGGCTTAAAAAATGGTGCCCGGAGCCGGAATCGAACCGGCACGACCCGAAAGTCTCAAGATTTTAAGTCTTGTGTGTCTACCAATTCCACCATCCGGGCATTTATTTCTACACGATGCACCAGCGATGCACCGACCCCGAAAACCACACGTAAGAATCTGATAAACATAGACTTTTAATCAACCAAAAATTGATTTTAAGTCCTTTTGTTTGAGTTTGAAGTATTCCTGTTGACCATTAATAGCTTTGAAGTTTCAACCTGTTAGGCCATAATAGTCCCTCGTGTGTATGAGTAACTTTGAATTAAAGTGATGCACCAGTGATGCACCAGCGAGATACGGGGACGCCATGACCGATACCAAAAAGCCAGCCAAGCAAACGCTAAACAAGACCAATCTAAACCGGATGGAGGCGACAGACGGAAAGCGCCTTATTGTTTGGGACACCGCAATTCAGGGTTATGGCGTTCGCGTTATGCCGAACGGCAGCAAAACCCTGTTCTTTCAAGCTCGCTTCAAAGGTGAAGTTATCCGTGTCACCATTGGCCGGTTTTCAGGCGAAGCCGCCAGCGCCGAAGCAGGCCGCAAGCGGGCCAAAGGGATCAACGCAGAACTGGCTAATGGTATAGACCCCCGCCCCGAAAAAAAGGCCGCAGAGGCCGCCACGTTTGGCGACATGATGACCGGCTATGTGGATCTGCTGGAATCCAAAGGCAAGAAATCCGCGCGCAACGTGTCTAATCAGATCACCGCAGACATTGAAAAAAAGCAGCGGAAGATCTGGAGCAAGCGGGCTGCTGATGTAGACCTAGACGATTGCATAAAGATCGTTGCCGCTGTTAAGGATGCGGGCAAGCTACGCCAAGCCGACAAGATCCGCTCTTATATTCGTTCAGCCTTTACCGAAGCAATCAAGGCGCGTGGCAATGTGAACGCCCCGGCGAAGTTGCGGAATATGAACATCAAGATGAATCCCGCCCGCGATATGGTAAAGGTGGAAGGATCGAGCCAGGCTAGAACGCGCGCCCTTTCCGTTTCGGAATTTCAGGCGTATTGGGCAAGAGTAAAGGCCCAACCGGAACCCGCCCGCTCACTTGGTATGCTGCACGTCCTAACCGGCGGCCAGCGCATTGTTCAGCTATCCCGCGCCACCCTGCACGACATAGACCGCGACACCCAAACCTTGACCCTGCTGGACTACAAAGGCCGCAGAACCGAACCCCGCCGCCATTCAATCCCATTGCTACCTGACGCGCTGCAATGTATCGAAAACGTAACCGGCGCAGGTGAATTTGTGTTTAGTTGTGATGGCGGGCTGAAGCCTGCCCACGAGCTTTATCTAAACGATCTGGTAAAGCGCATTCAAAAGGATATGGAAACCGCCAAAGAGCTTGAAGGTGGAGCGTTCACCGCTGGCACTATCCGGGCAACCATTGAAACCCGGCTGGCGGCCAAACCTTATCGCGTGAGTTCGGACGTTCTGGCGCAATTACTTAGCCATGGCCTGGGGGGAGTTCAGGCTAGGCATTATCAGCACCACGGCTTTCACGAGGAAAAGTTAGAAGCACTCGAAATGCTGCAACGTATGGTAGAGGGCCAGCCAGAGCCAACGGCGCAGATTATCCCGTTTAACAGGGAGGCGCGGGCGTGAAAATATCAGTTACCGTTTCGGAGCTTTTCAAGCAATCCCATAGTGGCGGCCTTGATCTTGATGAATGGCTGACCTTGGACGAAGCAGGCCAGCTAAAGCAGCGCCTAAGCTACATCGCCGACCGCGCAGGAGCATTAGGCCAGACGATTTACACCGCTGATTTCAAGATGCCCGCAAACGTCATTAGAGATGCCCGATTTCTAAACCAAATGGCCAGTGGCGCGCTGGTGGGGTTGGATAATGGCGATATGTTTACTGCTGCCCGCTTGGCGTTGGATACAGGGCTGCAACTGGAGCGAATCAATAAACTGTTATTTGTTTTTGACCGCCTGCAAATAGTCATAACCCAACGCAAAGGGAGTCAAAAAGGAGGCCAGGCAAAGAAGCGTAGCGAGTGGGCAACGGATCTAGCACAGCATTTAGCCGGGCTAGGAGTGAGCTTTCCGAAAGCATGGGCGTGGATTCCAGAGGATGAAAATTTGCCTTTTGCGCTCAATGAGGACGTGGCCGTTTATCGAAGCGAAGAAGGCCAACGAGTAGTTGCTATTGACGAAGTGACCGGCGGTGAAATTGGATCGCAGTCGCGCTCAAACTTTTTAAAGCGTTATTTCAGCCCCGCCAAGTAAAACGGGACACTAAGTAACTTTGTGTCTGTAACCCTTTGTTTTCATGGCCTTGTTCAAACTCGAATGAGGCTAAATCATGCAAAGCATCGTCCAAAACCAAGTAAACGCCCTACCCTCTGAATCCCTCGTAACCATGCCCCGGCTATGGGATCAAAAAACCCTAGCCGCCTACCTTGGCAAGTCTACCGCATGGTGCGAACGCGCCCGCTGGGCCGGTGATGGTCCCCGATTCCTGAAGCTGGGCCGCCACGTTCGTTACCGCGCCGATGATGTTCTGGCGTGGATCGAAGCAAACGCCCGCACCTGTTCAGGGGAGGCGACAGCATGAGCTTCTCAATATTTCGCCCTGAAATTCCAGACTACGAGAAATTGCGCCGCCGCCAAAAAAACGGCGCTATATATGCGCTAGACCAACTCATAACAGAGAAGTTGACCCGAGGCCCAAAAACACGCGCCTCGCTTGTGGCGCTGGGCAAGGCGCAAGAGTTCACACCCGCTGACGTTCGACATGGTATTGATCGCCTGTGTAAGCAGGGCGTAGCGAAACACGATAAGAACAAAAGCGGCGCTATTATCGTGCGGCTGACCAAAGACGGGGAGGCGTGATTATGGAAGATCTAAAGAATCGCCCCGCCCCGGCGGCAACCGGGAACGAGGGAACAGAGCAAAGCGGACAAGCTCAGTATAGCATTATTGATCAGAAATCAGCCAATAAGCTGCTGACCAATTACCCGTGTTGTTTTCTTGCGCCTAAAAAGAAATACCCCGCTGGCGCTGATGCTATGGACTGGACAAACAACCCGCGCCGCGCCGATGAATGGCGGGCTGGTACTGGTATCGGCATTATTTGCGGAATGCCCGCGCCCGATGAATGGAGCACTCAGGGGCTTGATGTTGATACGCCACATCCGGCGCTGGCTGCTGACCTGCTGGATTTCATCCGGCCACTGCTGGCAAAGCGTACCGGCGAAAAGCTGATAAGAGTGGGTAACGCGCCTAAATTTCTGATTCCGTACAAAACGAGAGCGCCACAAAGTAAACAGCTATCGCCTGAAGTCTACCCGATTGCGGAAGATGGCAAAGTTGACACCCGCCGCGATGTGAAAAATCAGATTGAGATTCTGGGCAAAGGGCAACAATTCGTTGCCTACCAGATCCACCCAGACACCGGCCAGCCGTATCAATGGAATGATATTGACGGTGACGACAGCAAAACATTGTCGGAAGTATGCCCCGCCGATCTGGTGGAGCTTACCGCAGACGACATAGAGGCCATTTTGTGGGCCTTTGATGAGATTGCAGAGCGTCATTGTTTGGTGACTAAGCCCAAAGCCAAGCCCGAAACGGGAACAGCGCCACAACCGGGAGAGCATAGCCATAAGGTGCCGGACTTGCTCAAGTGGATTCCGAACAATGATGAGGGTTACAACCACTGGTTTAATATCGTATCGGCTGTAAAGCATGAATTAGGCGATGCGGGCCACGGTGACGCATACCAGTGGAGCGCCCGGGCACCGAAACACGATGACGCCAAGTTTCAAAAAACATGGGACTCAATACAGCGCAGTGAAGGGCGAACCATTGGAACGCTTATTCATTTTGCACGTGAAAACGGCATGAAAGGAGGCCCGCCAGAACAGTCACGATTCACCGTCGACCAACTGGCAAGGCTGACCGCAAGCGCCGACAGCGAACGCGAAAACAGCGGGCCAGAGTTTAACTTGCCGCCGCTACCTGATGAGCTGTATCAACTCCCTGACGGCCTTGGAGCTATTCAGGAGTACATACATGGATCAATGACCTACCCATGCAGAGCAACCGCCGGATGGGCCTCAATAGCCACCCTAGCCGCCTTTGCTCAAACGAAAGTAACGATTGATAGCCGCCAGGGTTTGGGCTTTAACGAGTATTACCTGACGTTGGCAAAAACGGGTTTTGGCAAAGAGGAATTACGCGACCCGCTCAATAAGCTGATAACGGAACTGGGTTTTTCTTCTACGGTATCAGGGGAAAATATACCGGACGTTGTAAGCGCCGCGCCTAGCAGCAAGCAGGGTTTGCACTACCTTATTGAAGCGGCAAAAAACCATTCTGTTTACGTGCAAAGTGATGAGTTTGCCGAGTGGCTGAAAGCGGCTTCCAACGACTCACACAAGCAACAGGCGCTTGCCTACCTGATGGAGATATACAACAGGGCATTGCGGACGATCCACCCAGGCAACGCCGTTACAAATAGATATGAAACAGTACACAACCCGCGTTTAAGTGTGTTCGCCACAACCACGGCGGAATCAGCATTACGGAGTTTATCGCTAGACGATGCCGAGATGGGTGCATACAACCGCTGGGTGATCTATGTAGCGCCCGAAGGTATGCCGGACAAGCGGTATACAGGGCTGGAGTTTAAGCCAAGCCCCGACGCTATAGAGGCCGCCGCTTTTGTCGCAAGGCTTAAGCCTACCCATATCAAGATGACAGCCGGAGGGCTTAAAGAATACATCAATCAAGACCGGACACACGCCGAGCCTATCAAGTTCGCTGATGGCCTGATGGGTGGCCGCCTAAGTGAACAAGCCTTGAAACTGGCGGGGCTGTTCGCATTGTCTGCCAAGCGTACCGAGATCAACGCCGATGATGTGGAACTGGCCTATAAGATCCGGTTGGGGCTATATCGCCGCGCAAGTTCCCTAGTGGAGCAATCTGGAGCCATTAGCGGATCACATGAAACCACAAAAGCATTAGATCAAGTCAGGGAGGTACTGAAGAAGGGCAAGCCCATATATACCAGTACATTGAAAGCGCGCAGCCGGGCTTATAAGGCGCTCCACATCAACGAGCAGAACGCTGTAATCAGAACGCTGATTGAACAAGGCGATGCCGAGTACCTACCCGACAGCAAAAAAATCATTGTTATGCGGCAATAGTTCCAGTCACCCCGTTAGCCTCGCTTTTTGCGGGGCTTTTTTATACGTTTTTATACGTTTTTATACACTTTTGTCTAAAAGCTGTAAGCGTTGCAGCGCAAGGGCTGTAGAGGTGTTATTACTGTTATTTAGACACTTATACAGACACACACATACACCCCTCTTTGTGGAGCGCAATCACCCCCCGCGTGTGCCTCTTTTGTATAAAACGTATAAAAGCCCTGCAGCCCTTGCGGGGCGTGGCTTTGCGGGTTTATACACCCTGTATAAAAGTGTCTAAAACGTATAAAAATCGGATGCCGCATTATCATTTTAAGAGCCACCACTTTTGGGCTGTCCCCACTCAGTAGACGAAGACCGAAATGTTACGTTATAACATAGCTGTAAATTCCCGCCTTTTTTTACCCAGTACCCTCACTGACAACTATGGCGGCCATGTTAACCGCCACACCCCCTTGCTGTGCGCATCTTAGAGTTGTATAAGCCTTTTCAACGTGCCATAATACGTACCATAAACAGGCTAGATACAACGGGTATACAGCGAGATATGACCACACAAGC